GCCGGGCCATCGCCGAGATGAAGCGCCGGGGCTACCTCGCGGCGGAAGTCGACGCCGAGGAGGAGGCCGAACAGGTCGAGGCCGAAGGGCCGGCGCTGGGCGGCATGGGCGAGGCCGAGGACGAGAACGAGGCCGAACAGGCCGACGAACCTGAGGCGGCCGAAGCGTGAGCGACAACGTCATCCACCTGGCATTCAAAAGCCCGCACGCGACCGAAGACACGATGGCGTTCCTCGCCTGCAGCGTCTGCCACAACAAGACCTACACCCTGACCGAAGACACCCCCGGCGACTTCCCGCTGATGCGGTGCGCGGCCTGCGGTCAGCACATGGGCCGGATGGGCTGGGCCCACGACGACGACCCGGCGCTCAACGGCGCCTGACATGGCCCTCACGCCCGAGCAGGTTCACGACCTGGCGGTCTCGCACCGCATCGGCCTGTCGCGGTACAGCACGACGGTCGTTCGCCGCACGCTGGCAGTCATCAACCGGACGGAAAAGGCGGTTCTCGCCCGCCTCGCCGAGGTGGGCCTCACGGCTTTCCAGCGACTGCGGGATGAGCAGCTTCTCGCCGAGATCAGAACGATCCAAGTCGCGGGCTGGGCAGAGATTAAAAGGCGGCTGACTACGGACTTCGCCGAACTGGCCGCAAACGAGGTCGAGTTTGCGCGGCGTCTGCTCGGCGTTCCTGTTGTTCAGGTCGGGGTGTTCAGCGGAGCGCCGACACTCGAACAGGTGATCGCCGCTGCGAACGCCCGACCTTTCTCCGGGCGAGTGTTGGCCGACTGGTTCATCGACGCCGAAAAGGCGACGGTTGGGCGAGTTAGGGAGGTCATCAAGCAGGGCGTCGTCGAAGGTCAGACCATCGACCAGATGACGCGGGCGCTTCGTGGCACGCGCGCGATGCAGTATCGCGACGGACTTCTCGAAACGACACGGCGCCGCGCCGAGACGCTGGTGAGAACCGCCGTCACGCATGTGGCCAACGTCGCTCAACAGCAGATGTTTGAGGCCAACGCCGATATCGTTCTTGGCGTCATTTGGACGTCGACGCTCGACCTGCGCACCTCCTCGGTGTGCCAGGCCCGGTCCGAAAAGGTCTACCCGATCAACAGCGGGCCGCGCCCCCCGGCACATCCGAACTGCCGCTCGGTGATGCGACCGAAGGTGGCGGCTATCCCCGGCGTGGCCCCCTTCACGCCCAAGAGCTACAGCGAGTGGCTGAAGGGCCAGGACGCCGAAGTGCAGGACGATCTGCTAGGCCCGACGCGAGGCGCGCTGTTCAGGCGCGGCGGACTGGAGGTCGACAGGTTCGTTGACAGCAAGGGCCAGACGTTGACCATTGAGGCGCTGCGAAAGCGAGACCTAGACGCCTTCCGAAAGGCGGGCCTAGAATAGCGGGTGCCCAAGAAGACGCCATTCACGGTGATCGAAGGTTCGCAAGCGCCCGACACGCCGCTGGAGCGGACTCGGCGTCGCCTGCGGGCTTCGCTCCCGACTGAGCTGGTCAGGTGTCCCCGCTGTTCGGGCAACGCCATGCTGCAAATCCGCATCGGCATGTTCTGGAGCAACGGCAAGCCGGTGTCGGGGCAGAAGCAATTGATCTGCGCGACGTGCCACTCAAATGGTGAACACGTTGTCGTTTCGTTCTAGTATGGGGATCTGATCGGGCCGGGGTGGTGCGTCAACACCATCCCCAGGCCCTAACCGCAGCGACCGTGGAGGGTCGAGTGGCTGAGTTGTCCATACAGTGCGCGCATTGCGCGGTCCACATCGGGCGCGGCCGGCGCTTCTGTTCGATGCCCTGCCGGGTGGCGTTCAAGAAGCCGGAGCCGAGGCCGTGCGTGCGGTGTGGGGCGGTCTTTACGCCCATCAAGCGCATCCGCCGCCGGTCAGGCTGGCAGATGATCGCGCATAGCTCGGGCCGGACATGCTCCAGCGCCTGCCAAGCGGCCTGGAACAGCGAGGACGAAGGCCGCAAGGCCAAGATCAGCGCGGCGATGACGGGCGCGGCGCATCCGCTTTGGCAGGGCGGGAAGGCGCAGCTTTCAAACGCCAGTAAGCGCGGCCCCGGATGGGTCAAGGCCCGGCGGCTGGCGCTGGAGCGCGACAAGAAGTGCGTAGACTGTGGCATGACGCGCGAACAGAGCCGGGAAGCCTACGGGCGCGACCTGGACGTTGATCACGTTGAGCCGTTTCACAACTTCGCCTCTCACAAGGAAGCCAACCGCCTGCGAAACCTGGCCTGCCGTTGCAAGTCATGCCACCGCACAGCCGAGGCCAAGCGACGCGGCGTTCAAATGCTTCTTCCTTTCGGGCGTGACCGCCGAAACCATCACGGGGTTAGCCGAGGTGAGCGGCATCCTCGGGCCAAGGTTACGGCGGCGCAGGTCTTGGAGATCAGGCGACGGCGGGCGACCGGCGAGGCGAGCAGATCGCTAGCCGCCGAGTTTGGCCTGTCGCATCGAACCGTGAACGGCATTGTCAGCGGCGCGGCGTGGAAAGCCCTTCGCTAGTCGACTTCTAGGGCTCCGGCCCGCCAGTAACAGCCCGGCCCCGCGCCGGCTGCACCCGCCCGGCTCACGCTTGGCGGGTTTTCCCATGCCCTCGACGCGGATGCGCGGGGCGCTCGGGCCTGATGGCCCACAGACCCCGGCGGATGCCGGAGAAAGCCACCAACATGGAACTGCAGACCACCACGATTGAGGGTGTGACCTACGCTGTCGTGCAGGACGGAAAGCCCGTCTACGTCGACGCCGGCAAGACCATCGCCTTCGACGCCGTCGGCACGCGCGACACCATCGGGCGCCTCAACGGCGAGGCCAAGGGCCACCGCGAGCGCGCCGAGAAGGCCGAAACGGCCCTCAAGGTCTTCGAGGGCCTCGACCCGGAACAGGCGCGCAAGGCGCTGGAGACAGTCTCGGGCCTCGACGCGAAGAAGCTGATCGACGCCGGCCAGGTCGAAACCGTCAAGGCCGAGATCACCAAGGCCTATCAGGAAAAGCTGGACGCCGCCGAAGCCCGCGCCAAGGGCCTCGAGGGCACGCTTCACAACGAGATGATCGGCGGGGCGTTCGCCCGGTCCAAGACCATCGCCGACAAGTTCGCCATCCCGGCGGATCTGGTGCAGGCCCGGTTCGGCGGGAACTTCAAACTCGAAGACGGCCGCGTCGTCGCCTACGACCAGACCGGGAACAAGCTCTATTCGAAGGCCAGCCCGGGCAACGCGGCGGACTTCGACGAGGCGCTGGAACTGCTCGTCGACGCCTACCCGTACCGCGACAGCATTCTCAAGGGCGAGATCAGGCCCGGCGGCGGCGCGCAGGCGACCAACGGCGCGACCGGCGCAAAGACCATCAAGCGTGATGCGTTCATGGCCCTGGCGCCCGCCGAACAAGCGGCTCGCGTCAAGGACGGGTTCGCCATCGCCGACTGACCATTCGCGGCGCCCTGGATGGGGGCAGCGTACCGAGCCGGATGGCTCAACGACCGGCGGGCCATCCGCCTTTTACGACGACCAACCCCCACAATCTGAAAGGTGCCTCTCATGGCCGCTCTGACTCTGACGGGCCTCATCCCGTCCATCTACGAAGCCTTCGACGTCGTCTCGCGCGAAAAGGTCGGGTTCATCTCTGGCGTGTCGCGCAGCTCCTCGGCCGAACGCGCCGCCCTTGGCCAGACCATCTCGGTCCCGGTCGTTGGCGCGATGGCCGCCGAAAACCTGACGGCGACCAACGTCGCGGCGGACACCCCGGCCCAGACCATCAACCGCGTCGACATGACGATCTCGAAGGCGCGCTCGGTCCCGTTCGGCGTCACCGGCGAGGAGTCGCGTGGCCTGCGTTCGGCCGGCACTCTCGACACCATCAACCGGGACCGGATCGCGCAAGCCATCCGCACCCTGACCAACGAAGTCGAAGCCGACCTCGGGGCTCTGCACGTCGACGCTTCGCGCGCCACCGGCACCCACAACAGCGTGCCCTTCGGCACCGCCGGCAACCTGGCCGACTTCGCTGCGGCCCGGCGTATCCTGAGCGACAACGGCGCCCCGGACACCGACCTGCAGATGGTTCTGGGCTCCAGCGCCACCGCCAACCTTCGCGGCGTTCAGTCGGGCCTGTTCCGCGTCAACGAAGCGGGCACCGACCGGATGCTGCGCTTTGGTGATCTGGGCGAAGTGCAGGGCTTCACCCTCCGCGAAAGCGCCCAGGTTCGCACGTCGGTCACGGCCGGCACGAACAACGGCTCGGCGGCGACCAACACCGCCGGCTATGCCGTCGGCGCCACGGTCATCACGCTCGGCTCGGCCGGCACCGGCACGATCATCGTCGGGGACATCATCACCTTCGCCGGCGACACGAACCGCTATCTGGTCGTGTCCGGCGACGCTGACGTGTCCGGCGGCGGCTCGATCACCATCGCCGAGCCCGGCCTGCGCCAAGCCATCCCGGCTTCGGCGACGGTCATCACGACCACGGCGGCCACGACCCGCAACATGTTCTTCCACCGCTCGGCGATCCAGCTCGTGACCCGCGCGCCGGCTATGCCGGAGGAAGGCGACGCGGCGGACGACAACATCGTCCTGACCGATCCGGTGTCGGGCCTCGCGTTCG